TCTTGAAAAGATGATTGAAGCCTAAGCAAAGATGATTGTGAATCAGTAATTGCTTTACGAACATTGGTTAATACGGCTTTTATGTGTTTCATTGTTAACTCCTACGTTGGTTAGTTTTGGCAAGATTGCCAAAGATTTAGGAAGCAGTAGTCTACCCAGCTCCAAAAAGGAGCCAGATAGACATACTTAGTCCAATAATGACTGATGCAGTTAAGAAACTACACAGTACGATGATGACCAGATTATGTAACAGGTTCAATATTTGTGTCATTGGTTCTTCTCATATTGTTTACACTGTTACGAATGTTCTGGCAATGATATCTAACCAGTTCTTGTGGCATATCATTATCCAGTTCTGTCTTTATTTGTTTGACTCCTTTGTATGCTGTTTGTACTACGATCGCTGTAGCTCCTAGGGTCAACCAGCCTGCTATGGTTGCAGATTCTTTAATGGTTTTTAACATAACTTACTCCTACGTTGATTAGTAAATAGGCACTATGCCATAGATGAAGGAAGCAATGTACTATCTAGAAGTGTAGGGATTAGTATATGTATGGTATTATAGTGATGTACATATAGTTAGAGGTACTGTGTCGTAGACTCCTTACTAGGTAACGGGTGAATGAAGTGAACACCGACTAGTGGTCAACGAGATGATTTGAACTCAACGGTTTCAACCCCTTGGAACCCAAATCAATGGGGGGTACCCCTAACATGTTTCTCTCACTCACATTCTAACCATATCTACGATAGAGTACTGGAACTAAATCTCTTTGTAGAAGTTAAATAAATATGTTAAGTTAAAGTATTACTTAAATGAGATCTAAATTAAAAAGAAAATACGAAATATTCGATGTCCAGACAGGTAAATGGGAAGAAAAGAACATGACAGATGAAGAATTCGAACATTTCAAAGATCAAATGGATCAATCTCATGAAGAGATGGATGCTGAATATGAGATAATATCAAAGATAATAGCTCAAAGATTAGGATATGAATTAGATAATGAGAGTAGGGATTAAGTAGTAGTGTATAGTTATCTATATAAAGTTATAAGACTACTAATTAGTAGTGAATTACTAATTAGTAGTGGTTTTTTATTATATAGTTATAACTAATTAGTAATGATCAGGATAAAACGAAGAATTGATGGAAAAACAGCTTACCATAACATACAGACGGAAAAAGAAGCACGTAATGATAAGATCGAATACGTACATTGGAAGAATGCTAAGGTTGGTGAGTACGCAAGTACCGATGATGGGTACGTGGCCTTATGCTATAACAAGAAAGATTACACCGACAAGAATGGAAAGCTTAAAACATTTGTCAAGCTTACCTGTGGTGTTGGCTGGGTTACTCCATTTGCCAAGTTGGAATTCTTAAAGAATCATGAACATGGAGTCTATAGCAAGACGAACCCAGCTAGAAAGTGGGATGAGGAAGAAGGTGGAAAGATGCGTTCTAAGAATACTGTTACCGCCTATGCACAAATGCTCATTAATGATGGAAAGGTTGACTTTCAAGCTCTTAGCAAGATATATAGGCCTGACCAGAAAGAGCCGATTGCAACGGTACGCAGATTCCTTAAACAAAAGGTAGCAAAAAAAATGGTTGAAGAAAAATTAAAAGAGATATTGTCCAAAAAGAGTATTTCTAAAGAGTTTGCAGTAGACAATATAGTCGTTGCATTAAAGATGGCAGAAGAAAAAGGCGATGTGAACAACTTTTTAAAGGCAAATGACTATCTAATGGACTTATTGGAGATGAAACCCAATAAGAAGATGATAACAGACACGATACAAGTGGATATGACTCAACAAATAGCAGATACCATAGCAAAAGAAGACAAAAGACTCACATTGCAAAGGAAAAGTGAAGAAAATGAAGCAAGAGAATGAAACAGAGCTAGACTATCAAGGAGTGACCGAAGAAATACTGAGATCAGAGCAATTGGATGCTGCAATACGTGCTTTACACGTTCTAGCAGTTCTAAAAGAAAGCAATGTAGAATGGATGAACACCTACGCTCTGGAAGCTTTAAAAGAGATAGAAGCCTTGGGATACAATTACGATCTGTGTAGACAGTCTCTTAATTAGACAAAATGCAATAATGAAGCACGCCTCTCTCCTCAAAAGGACATAAGGACAACATGTACATACGCTCATGAAAGACAATGTTAAGTACATCAAGGATAAATTAAAGGACAACATGATCATGTTCGGTAAGGTCATCATGCCGAATATGTTCTCTGCTCCTTCTCCAGAGTTCCATTATAAGATAGCAGAAGCTATTGTTAACGATGACAATAAACAGATAAATATAATTGCTCCCCGTGGTCACGCCAAATCTTCTATTGTTGGCGGTGTTTACCCCCTTTTTCACATCATGAACCATGAGGGAGCAAAACTTATTGTGCTGGTCTCACGTACACAAGACCATGCAATTAAATTGCTTGGTACCATAAAGGATACCTTAGAGTACAGCAACTCCTTCCGACAGATCTATGGATACTGGGGTCAGCACAATGCTAGGCAATGGTCAAAGAGTGAGATAGAACTAAAGGATGGTACGGTCATTATATGCAAAGGCACAGGTCAACAGCTACGTGGAATCAAGGTAGGGAGTCAACGACCAACTCTGATTATTGTAGATGACCCTGAAGATGAGAATAATACAAAGACAGCCGAAGCTATGGAGCAAAACCTTCGTTGGTTGCTACAGAGTGCTGTTCCTTCACTTGATCCAAAGAAAGGAAAGATCATTGTCATTGGTACGCCACAGCATCAACGATGTATGGTTGAGATACTCAAGGAAATGAAAGGTTGGAATAACATGCATTTCAATCCAGACCTTAAAAACAACATTGCTCTATGGGAAGAATGGCAACCCATAAAAAAATTAAAACAAAAAAAGGAAGAATTAGAGTCCATAGGACGTAGTAGTGTATTCTATAGGGAGTATATGTGTCAGATCATTGGAGATGAAGACCAGCTCTTTAAGATGGAGTATATCCAATATCACGATCATGAGCTTGAGATAGACGAGTCAGGAAAACATTACTTATTAAAGAACGGCAAACGAATGCCCGTGAATGTGTTCATGGGGGTTGACCCAGCTTCTTCAGTCCGCAAGACGGCAGATTACTCTGTGATCATGCCCGTAGCGGTAGACGAACAAAACAACAGGTATATTCTCCAGTATTACCGTAATCGGGCAACTCCCATGCAACTTGCAGAGAGCATCATAGAGTACTTTAAGTTATTTAAACCTGTAAAGGTACGAGTAGAGAGTGTAGGATATCAGGAAATGCTAAGGGAATACTTGAGGCAACGATGCGATGAGGAAAAGATATTCATATCTGGCCTAGAGATCAAAGAGAACCCTAGAACCAGTAAATCCTCAAGACTGGAGACAATGCAACCTTACTTTGCACAGAAAAAGGTTTATATCCTAGAGACAATGGAAGAATTAAAAGATGAACTTCTATTGTATCCTCGTGGTAAGCACGATGACCTTTTAGATGGACTCTACTACGCCACTAAAAAGTGTTTTCCTCCTGTCCATCAAGAAACTGAAATAAAAAACAAAAAAGTCGTTGACGACACTTACATAGATGACATAAGTTGGAAAGTAGCATAAATTTGGAACTTTTACTTAAAGTAAAGGTTTAAGATAAAAATGCTCCATTCCACATGCATGACAATTTAACAAAGACTGAATCAGTACAGCTTACCCAAGACCTGCTATCAGAGTATTCATCTGCTAGACAGAACTGGGCAAAACAAGCCGTAGAGGATAATGAATTCCGTAACGGTAAGCAATAGACGGATGATCAGGTTCAAGCACTACGCAAACGTGCTCAAGAACCATTAGTTGTTAACGTAGTATATTCAGCAGTAGAGCAGGCAAAAGCCATGCTTACTGCAAATTCACCCAAATTTCAATCCACGGCCAGAGAGACATCCGATTCTAAAGTTGGTAGGATGTTTTCCGATATCATGGCTTATATATGGGATCACTCCAATGGGAACGTGGAATTGAAACAGGCTATCGATGACTATTATGTCAAAGGAATGGGTGCAATGATGGCCTACATAGACCCTGATGCAGATCTAGGGTCTGGAGAAGTAAAGCTAAAGTCCATAGACCCATTGGAATTATTCATAGACCCATCATCCAAAGACCCGTTCTGTAGAGATGCTGCTCATATCATTATCGGTAAGATAGTATCAGAGACTGCTTTGATAGAGCATTATCCAGAATTTGAAGAACAGATAAAGGAAACCTCTGAGACGAGTTACATCAATACTACCTCTGAATCCAGATATGGATTAAGGAATGAGGATGTGACGAATAAGAGAAGATTGACTGGATCTCAGATAACGGGTGAAAGGGAATTAGAGTTATTTGAGCGTTATACAAAAATTAAAAGGCCTTATTACAAGATATACGATCCTTTGAGCGATGACCAAAGAGTTTTGGATGAGGTACAGTATGAAGAATACAAGCAAGAACCTATTGTCATATTGACCAATGCAGAAGGTCAGTCTGTTTTTACAGATAAAGCCAATGTAAATACTTACATAGAAATGGCAGAGAAAGTAGGAAAGACCTTTCATTTGATGCTAGACCCTATGACGGGTCAACCCGTTCCAATGGAAGGAGAAGAACATGCTGGTTCTATACCCAACAGTACCTCCACAATAGATATTTTGACCAAAGGTCATCTTATTGAGGATAATGGGATCATGGTCAATGAGGTAGAGCTTACTCAGATCAAGCAATGTGTCAGTACTGGTGATACAGAATTATTTAGTGTGGTACTTCCAATAGAAGAATATCCCATTGTTCCTTTCATGAATGGATTCAATCGTAATCCATATCCTCTATCCGATGTGAGACTGGTCAAGGGATTGCAGGAATACATCAATAAGATACGTAGTCTTATCGTGGCTCACGCCAGTAGTTCTACCAATGTAAAACTTTTGATTCCCAGAGGAAGTATGGATAAAGCTCATTTAGAGGCTGAATGGGGAAAGGCTGGTACTGCAGTCATAGAATTTGACCCAGAACTAGGGCAACCTATCGTTGCTGGGCCTGTACCACTTCCAAATGAATTGTATAAGAACGAAGCAGATGCAAAAGCAGACATAGAACGTATCTTGGGTATTTATGCCTTGATGCAAGGAGACCAAGGTGGTGCTCCTCAGACCTATAAGGGTACGGTAGCCTTGGATGAGTACGGCCAAAGAAGAATTAAATCTAAGAGAGATGATGTTGAGGAATGCATCAATCAATTGGCGAAGGTGGTAGTGGGATTGGTTCAATATGTATATACGGGGCAAAAAGTCATGCGATTGATGCAACCCAACAATAGACCAATAGAGATACCGATCAATAGTCCTATGTATGACAATGTGGGTAATGAAGTAGGCAAGATCAACGATATAACGGTTGGAAAATACGATGTTATTGTTTTGTCAGGGTCTACGTTACCTTCCAACAGATTCGCTCGATTTGAGTACTATATGCAGCTTTATCAAGCAGGTCTAATAGATCAGCTAGAAGTATTAAAGCAGACTGATGTGGCAGACATGGAGGGAGTACTGGAGCGTGCAGGTCAAATGCAGAAGATGCAACAACAGATGCAACAGCAAACTGAAGAGATCAAGAAACTACGTGGCGATCTTCAGACAGCACAGCGAGAGTCCTTACATGATAGAAAGCGTGTAGAAGTAAAAGAATTTGAAAAGAAACTGGCAAAGGCAGAAGCTAAAGTTGAAATGGCATCTCAGCTTTATAAATCTCGTTTGTCAGATGAGCTAAAGATGGCTAAACAGGATATACAAGAGTTCAATGAACCGAATCCTACCAGAGAGATAAATGAAGAGATGCTAATGTTGGATGAATAATGAGTTTAGGTAAATATGCTATTCCAATAGGATTAGGTGCAGTTGCTGGTTTGTCAATGAGGGGTGGAAGTCAAGATGACCAAGTAGAAAAGTTTTTAAACGATATAAAAGTTAAATTAAAAAACGGAGAGCCTGTACCAGATGAAATGCGTGGAGTACTATCAGGAGTACAAAGTACTTGGGGTGATTTAGATATAAATAATGATCTTTTATACGAAGCTAATTTAATTAATGATTATCTAAATGGAGAATTTAAGCAAAGAGAAGATGGTAAATATGAATATAAATCTTTATTACTAAAAGATCAAGAAATGCCAAAAGATTTTATTTTAAGCAATTTTCCTGTTGATAAATTTTTAGAAGCTGATAAAGGTTATCACGATAATCCTTTTACAGAAGGTTTACCACAAAGTGATACTATGATGCCAGAGGATTTTAGATAATGGCAACGTATCATCCAGATGGAAACAGAGATTTTAGAAGGTATATGGAGAGTGCTGTTCCGGGAACGGGTATATTAGGTGCGAATCTATTATACATGTCTCAAATGGGTAAGATGGGTGGAGTTGATGATAATCTTGCATCTGCTATAGCAAAAGAAGCAAAAAGATTAGACCCACGTTTAAAAATCAACAATATGAATCCAAATGATCTATTTAAAGGCAGTGGGGTAAAACCTCCTTTTGATATGTCTCCTTTTGGAGCTTCCTATCACCCCAGAACAAATACAGTGAATTCACCTAAAGGTAATTATGGATTCTTGGCACACGAGTTAGGTCATGCAGAACAGTACAAAAATCCACTATATCGTAAAACAATAGCTCCATTATCCAAGTTAGGAAGAATAGCAGGTGGCTTTGGAGCATTGGCTCCCATATTCACAGATAATGAGCAAGAGGCAAAAAGAAATTCTATAATTGCAGGAGCTATGCAAGTACCTACTCTTGTAGAAGAAATAGATGCATCAAGAAGAGGTTCAAGAATTTTAAACAATCAAATAAAAAACAAACCAGTCGCTATGGGAACCAAGGCAGGTAAGTTAGGTCAAGCTTTGATGAAAATGAGGCCATATGTAGGAGTACCTACTTATGCTCTAGCAGCTATGACACCATATTTGTTGTACAAGTATTATAAATCAAGAGGTATGTATGAAGGTACATACTAAAGAATTGAAGAAAGCGGTTGCTGGAAATAACCAAATCGCAAAGGAAAAGTAATGGAGAATATCATAGAAACACGTAATGCTGATCAGGCAACACAAGAGGATGCAATGCTCAATGTAGAGCAACCTGCAATACCTAATGGGGAGATACCACTAAATAGTGGTGTGTCTGAGTCAATTACGCAAGAAACACAAGAAGTCTCCCCAAGAGACGACTCAACTCGTTTTGAATATTGGCAATCACAAGCTGACAAAGCCAAGGGAGAGCTTAATGCAATACGTCAAGAATTGGATTATTATCGTAATAGTCCAAATCAAGACATG